CGTAGTAAACAGTTAGCAGGTGACTAAATGGGACTTATAACAACGCTAAAAAGGTGGTTTAACATGATATTCAAAAAACAAGCCGAAGAGGATTTTAATATCCAGGCGGCAGAATTCCCAGAAATGGAATCACTGATTAACCGGTGCGCGAACATTTACAGGGGAGTACCGGAATGGTTAGATGATAAGAATAACATCAAGACGATTAATTTCGCGAAATCTGTGTGTTCAGAAACAGCACGGCTCGCAACATTGGCGATCGGCATTCAGATTGACGGCTCTACAAGGGCGGCATGGTTGCAGGAGCAGATAGATAAAATATACTTCCAGATCCGCCACTGGGTAGAATATGGCTGTGCTTACGGAACAGTGTTCGTTAAGCCAAATGGCGAGAGCCTTGACGTATTTACTCCGGCAGATGTGATGATTGTGGATTATGACAATCAGGAAATCAAAGGGATTATATTTAAGGATTCTTATACTGTTGGTAGAAAATACTACACAAGACTCGAGTATCACAGGTTTGTCGAGACAACAGTGGACGGAGTGACAACCTATCCGTACTATGTTTCAAACAGAGCTTATGTGTCAAAATCCCCTCAGAGCATCGGTGATAAAATTGATCTTAAACAGACCAAATGGGCTGACCTTATGGCAGATACACCACCGATACTCAAGGCAAACGGTGAGAAGCTGGACGGACCTCTGTACGGAGTGCTGCGGACACCACAGGCAAACAATGTGGACATTAGCACACCACTTGGACTTCCAATATTCGCAGAAGCTATCGAAGAGTTAAAAGACCTCGACATTGCATACAGCAGAAATGCCGGAGAGATTTTTGATTCTCAGAAGATTGTCCTGGCAGATGATAGACTACTGATGCCAAGCGGTACGCCTGTATCAGCCATGTCACCACAGGGCATGGAGAACAGACGGAAAGAGATGAACTTACCGCACTTTGTCAAGAATGTATTCGGACAGGTTGAAAAAGAATTCTATCAAGAAATCAATCCACAACTTAACACAGATACCCGTATAAGCGGCATAAACGCCATTTTAAGCCAGTTAGGGTACAAGATTGGATTCTCTAACGGGTATTTCGTTTTTAATGAATCTAGCGGCATTCAGACAGCCACAGGAGTAGAAGCGGAACAGCAGAGGACAGTGCAGTTCGTCAAGGATGTAAGGGATAAGTTAGAGTCTTGCTTGGATGAGGTTATTTACGCACTGAACGTTTACGCTGACCTGTACGGGCTTGCACCTGTTGGAGTCTATGAAGTCAATTATGATTTTGGAGACATTCTCTATGTCAGGGAAAATGACCGTGCGAGATGGTGGCAGTATGTGACCACTGGAAAGGTTCCGGCATGGATGTATTTCGTGAAATTCGAGGGAATGACCGAGGAAGAAGCTAAGGCAATGGTTGAAGAGGCACAGCCAAAAGAACCGGCTTTGTTCGGTGATGAGGAATAATTATGCTTAGTCCAGAGTATTTACGCCGGATAACAGAGGGCAGTGAACAGATTGCGGAAGAGCTGCATCAGTATATCATCTCTGAGATCGTGTCGAGAATGATGACAAGAATCGGCAGAGGTGAGGATTATATTCTGACCAATGCCGATGCGTGGAGAATCAGAACACTACAGGAATCTGGTGAACTGTTAGAGGACATTCTGGCAGAATTATCCAGATATACCAAACGTGAACAGCAGGAACTCCTTGAAGCGTTTGAGGATGCCGGAATCACTGCTCTCGATTATGACGACAAGATATATAAGGCGGCAGGATTAAGCCCTGTACCGCTCGAACAGTCGCCAGCCATGATAAGGCTCATGGAGCGGAATATGCTTGCGACTGTGGGTGAGTGGAAGAACTTTACACGAACCACCGCAAGTGCCGCTCAGAGGCTCTATATTGAGCAATGCGACCTTGCCTATAATCATGTAATGACTGGGGCGGTTGGGTATACACAAGCCATCAAAGAGGCGGTTAATAACGTTGTGAGTGATGGTGTTACGGTCACATATCCATCCGGCAGGCGTGACACTATCGAAACAGCAGTCGCACGTTCTGTCAGAACTGGCGTGGCTCAGGCTACTGGAGATATATCCCTAAAGCGCATGGAAGAAATGGGCTGGGATTTAGTTCTGGTCAGTGCTCACATGGGAGCCAGAACAGGTGACGGCGGCGAGAATCCAGGAAATCACGCATGGTGGCAAGGAAAGATATACTCTCGTTCTGGCAAGAGCAAGAAATTTCCGCCGTTCTCATTGACCGGATACGGAACAGCAAGCGGACTGTCAGGAGTTAACTGTCGGCATAGCTTTGGGGCCAGTGATGGGGAATTTAATCCCTACGCAGAACTATCGGCACAGGATAAAGCTAACAAGGGAAAGCAGTACGAAAAAGAACAGCGACAACGTACTTATGAGCGAAGAATCCGCAAAACAAAACGTGAGGTTCTTGGACTGCAAGCGGCGGTTGATAACTGTAAGGACGAACAGGCAAAATTCGCATTACAGCAAGACCTTGACCGGAAGTCTTATCTTTTGCAGAAACAAAATACTGCATACAAAGAATACTGCAAACAAAATGATCTAAGAGAGCTACAAGACCGACTTATGATAGCTAAATGGAGCCGCCATAATGCTGCTAAAGCCAGAGGAGCGGCAAAACGATATAAGACAGCAAAGGGGATTGACTGATGGACAGATGGGAATATTATAATCCAAATCCTGTTAAGGATAAAAGAACAGGAGATTGCGTTGTCCGAGCAATATGTAAAGCAACCGGCTTCGACTGGGAAACGGTTTTTACCGGATTAATGATACAGGCATGTACTCTGTCAGATATGCCATCAGCTAATTACGTCTGGGGAGCGTATCTCTACAAGCATGGATACAGACGCAAACTGATTGAACAATCAGAACGATATATCTATACAGTCAATGATTTTTGCGCAGATCATCAGACAGGTACATACATTTTATGCATAGATGGCCATGTAGTGACGGTACAGAATGGCAAATATTACGATACATGGGATTCCGGAAATGAAGTCCCGGTATACTACTGGGAAAAGGAGTAGCTAAATGAGCATATCAGAATTTGTACAGATTTTCCTTTCTATCTGCGGAGGGGTGTCTATTGTTGGGGGCGCGGCAGCCGTAATCTTTAAGTGGATTACTCCGGCATTCCGACTTAATAAGCGAGTAGAGACACTGGAAGAACATGATAGACGAGATTATGAGAGTCTTCAGAGGATTGCAGAACGAGATTCATTAATTCTGGAAGTGTTGTCGACTATGCTGGATAGTCAGATTAGTGGGAATAATGTAGAAGAATTAAAAAAAACAAAACAGAAGCTTACAAATTATCTTGCGCAGAATCAACGTTAGCATTAGTAAGGGGTATGCTCATGAAATTATATGTGTTCACGAAGAAAGATATAGACAGATTCTTGATAGAGTGTAATTTCACACCGGACGAAGAAAGATTGTTCCGACTGAGATGTAAAGAACATACGCTCGAATACTGCGCTGAGCAGATGAACGTGAGTATATCTACGGCAAAACGGTTAAGCCGCCGGGTGAACAATAAAATAATTAAAGTGTGCTGATACTTTTTGGATACTAATTAGAGCCAGAAACGACCTGTTTCCGGTTCTTTTTTTATGTAAAAATATAATCAGAAAGGCGGTGTATAATATGGCATTATATAACAATCCTTATCAATATAGCTTTGGCGTCCCTGGGCAGATGAACCAGTTCCAGCAACAGCCTGTCCAGATTCCAGCTCAACCAGTACAGCAACCACAGCAGAATAATAGCGGTATCCTGTGGGTATCCGGCGAAGTCGGCGCAAAATCCTATCTGGTAGCACCCGGGACAAGTGTTTTACTGATGGATTCAGAGAGTGAAAAGTTCTATATAAAATCCACAGATGTTTCCGGTATGCCACAGCCACTACGAACATTTGAATACCACGAGGTAGGTTCTCAGATGCCGCCTAAGCAGCCTGTTCAGAACATGGACAGTAAGTACGTCACCAGACAGGAATATGATGATTTAAAGGGCAAATACGAAGCTATCATAAACCGATTAAATTCTTTTTCTGAACCTGTTAGGGCTAATACCGTGCAGGAATCAGCAGTCAAGGGAGGAAATGCAGATGAGTAATCCATTATTTAACGCACTTGGCGGTGGGATGCCACAGGGGAACGGACCAATGCAGATGATACAGCAGTTTATGCAGTTTAAACAGAATTTTAAAGGAGACCCGAAGGAAGAAGTTCAGAAGATGTTGCAGTCTGGGAAGATTTCTCAACAGCAACTTAATCAGGTTCAGCAGATGGCAGGGCAATTCCAGAGTCTGCTGAAGAATATGAAATAGTACATTACAATCTGGCCAGATTGATGTAAATACAAAAAAGGAGATTATATTATGGATGGAAATTATAGCTTAGCAGATATTGCCGCTGCTACTGGAAACGGTAGAAATAATGACGGCATGTTTGGCGGAGATGGTAGCTGGTGGATTATTGTTTTATTCATTTTTGCTTTCTTCGGATGGGGAAACAACGGCTGGGGCAATAATGGAAACGGCGGCGGATATGCAGCCACAGCAGCTACTCAGGCAGATATTCAGAGAGGATTTGATAATTCCGCAGTAATCAGCAAACTTGACGGAATCAATAGCGGCCTGTGCGATGGCTTCTACGCCATGAATAACGGTATGCTTACCGGATTTAACGGAATCAACACCAACATCATGCAGACTGGCTTCGGCATCCAGCAGGCTATTAACGCTGACACTGTAGCAAATATGCAGAATACCAATGCACTCCAGGCACAGCTTGCAAACTGCTGCTGCGAAACCAGAGAAGCAATCCAGGGCATAAACTATAATATGGCACAGAATACCTGTGCATTGCAGAACACCATGAACAGTAACACAAGAGACATTATCGACAGCCAGAACGCCGGAACAAGGGCAATCCTTGATTACCTGTGCAACGAGAAGATTTCTTCCTTACAGGCTGAAAACAATGATCTCAGACGTGCTGCTTCTCAGGACCGCCAGAGCGCACTTCTCACAACTGCAATGGCTTCACAGACACAGCAGCTCATTAATGCGATTAATCCAGCACCGATTCCAGCATATCAGGTTCCTAACCCGAACACATATTACGGATGTGGATGCAATGCTGGGTGCAATTGTTAACAACTTCATATCGAGAGTATCTTTCGATTGATTTCGGATGTCGGCTTATGCCGTATTACACAGAGGGGCAGGCTGAGACCTGTCCTTTTGTGATATGAAAGGAGTATTTTTATGGCAGAATTTACAAATGTAGCTGCTCAGACTGTAGCAGCAAATGGAAACGTAGTATTTTCAAACACAGCAGTCAAAGGTTCTAACTGTATTCAACACAGAGAGGGAAGCGGAATCATTACCCTGAGAGGGCTTACTAACCAGTGTAAAGCAAGATTTTTCGTGGATTTTTCTGGCAATATCGCAATTCCAACAGGCGGTACTGTCGGAGCTATTTCTCTGGCTATTGCAATCTCTGGCGAACCTGTATTATCTTCACAGATGATTTCCACACCGGCGGCAGTAGACCAGTACAACAATGTGTCCTCTGGTATCTATATTGATGTACCTCGCGGATGTTGCGTTAATATCGCAGTAGAGAATACAAGCGATCAGGCTGTTTCTGTTGCAAATGCAAACATTGTTGTGACCAGAGAAGCGTAGGAGGTGTGATTATGAGAGATATTAAAGACTTATGCGCAAGAATTGAAGATGAACTTTCCAAAATCGCTGACAATGGACTGACCACCGGAAATCTGGAAATGACATACAAACTGATTGATATGTACAAAGATATCAAGAATACGCAGTACTGGGACAAGAAAGTGGAATATTACAACACTGTTCTTGATGAGATGCGTGGCGGATACAATGACGATTACAGCGAGCGCGGAAGAAAGCGGGACAGCATGGGGAGATACAGCGCAAATGATGGCAGAATGATGCCGGATTACGACAGAGGCAATTCTTATGCCAGACGTGGTGAACATTATGTCAGAGGGCATTACAGTCGTTCTGATGGGCGAGATGCTTATGACGATTACATGACGCAGAAACAGAGCTATCGTTCCGGCAAGTCTGAAGACTGCAAGAGAAAGATGCTTGCCGCTCTGGAAGAACATCTGGACGAACTTACAACAGAAATGAGCGATATGTCCAAGGACGCAGAGTGCCGGGAAGAACGTGATCTTGTCAAGAGATATGTAGAAAAACTCCGGGATATGCTTTAAAAACACAAAAAAGTGGTAGAGAGGTAGTTAAAATAAATCTGTTATAATGTAATTGTGCAGTGGAAAGCACAGTGGTTGTTTTAACATTTTTGTTTTATCCTCCTTTCTTTAATTTAGTAGCTGGTGCGCACGCTTTAATGGAAAGTTAAACAGGTCCGAATCCTGTCGTGCGTATTTGCCGTCTGGCACGCAAGATGGCTCACCTCCTTGATTAAAGTTTTTGTTATTCATACTTTTCTTTAAAAAAGAAATAAATATCCGAAACAACTCGTGGCAGGCATAACACGTTAAATACCTTGCTAACCCGGGAATCCGGGTTATGTGGAATGTAGCTCAGTAGGAAGAGCGGAGATGCTGAATTCTTGACGTCAGAGGTTCAAGTCCTCTCATTCCATTATAGGTTTATCCTTATCCTGTGGACTGGAATTTAATTCAAATAGTCCCGAAAAGGTGTCTTCTGGGAAAGCAGTAACGATTGGCGGTGTTACGGCGGACTGTAAATCCGTCCCCTCGTGGTAAACATTGTAGGTTCAATTCCTATCTTTCCCATTACCCTGCCAGTGGTCTAACTGGCTTAATCCATTTACCTGCGGCGGCAGGTCAATAAACACGACCAGGAGGATGTATATGCAGAAACTTATTGACACACTTAAATCGTTTGGAATCGAGATCCCGGAGGACAAACAGGCAGATGTGAAGAAAGCACTCTCTGAGCATTATAAGAATGCTAAAGAAGTAGCAAAGACTCTGTCAAAAGTCGAGGGTGAACGTGATGACTGGAAAGAACGTGCTGAGGCAGCAGAAGAAACCTTAAAAGGCTTTGACGGTATCGACCCGGCGAATATTAAGACAGAGCTTGCTGGATGGAAGAAAAAAGCGGAGGACGCAGAGAAAGAATTCAATGCGAAGATCTATGACCGCGATTTCTCAGACGCACTCAAAGCAGCACTTGATGATGTTAAATTTTCCAGTGAGGCTGCAAAGAAGTCTGTTATGGCAGACATTAAAGAAGCCGGATTAAAACTGAAAGACGGTAAAATCCTTGGACTGAATGACCTGATCGAGCAGATGAAACAGTCTGACGCATCCGCTTTTGTAGATGAATCTCAGCAACAGGCTCAGCAGAACCAGGCAATGTTTACTAAGCCTGTTGGACAGCAGCGGACACCGGGAAGCATGACAAAGAAAGATATCGAAGCGATCAAAGACCCGTCTGAAAGACAGGCTGCAATTGCTCAGAATATCCAGTTATTCCAGTGATTTTTTTACACCGACTATACGTCAGAGTATAGCCGCTAACCCAATACCTTAATAATTATGGGTAGAAAGGATTTTTTATATGGCAGCAAAAGCTAATCTTATTATGACAAATGATATCCAGGTCACAGCACGTGAGATTGATTTTGTTACCCGTTTCGAACGGAACTGGGAACACTTACGTGAAATCCTTGGCATCATGCGTCCAATCAAAAAGACACCCGGAGCGGTTCTTAAATCAAAATATGCAGAGGGTACATTACAGAACGGAAATGTTGGTGAGGGCGAGGAAATCCCTTACAGCAAATTCGTTGTAAAAGAAAAACCCTATGTAGAAATGACTATCGAGAAATACGCAAAGGCTGTATCTATCGAAGCAATCAAAGATCACGGTTACGAGAACGCTGTTCAGATGACCGATGATGAATTTCTCTTCCAACTTCAGACCAATGTTACTGAAAGATTTTACAACTATCTGAAAACAGGTACTCTCTCATTCACGGAAACCACTTTCCAGATGGCTCTGGCAATGGCTAAGGGTCGCGTAGAAAACAAATTTAAGCAGATGCACAGAAATGTGACTGGCGTTGTTGGATTTGTAAATATTCTGGACGTGTATGAGTATATCGGAGCAGCTGAGATTTCTATTCAGAACCAGTTTGGCTTCCAGTATGTGAAAGACTTCCTGGGATTTAATACGATTTTCTTACTGTCTGACAGTGAAATTCCGAGAGGAACAGTAATCGCTACACCTGTTGAAAATATCGTTCTGTACTATGTTGACCCGAACGAATCTGATTTCGCAAGAGCGGGTCTTGTATATACTGTATCCGGTGAAACAAATCTGATTGGATTCCATACACAGGGCAATTACCACACAGCAGTGTCTGAATCATTCGCAATCATGGGACTTACCCTCTTTGCAGAATATATTGACGCTGTTGCTGTCGGAACTATCAACACAACTCAGACACTTGGAACTCTCACTGTAAACTCCGCAGCAGGAAGTAAGAGCGGAGATACAAAAGTGAGTGTTACTCCGGCAAAAGTAAGCGCAGGAAATGTGTACAAGTACAAAGTCGCATCTTCTGAGACTACCGTAGACTATGGACAGAACGTGAAGAACTGGAGCGCATGGGATGGAGAATCCGACATTACAGCAGCAACAGGGCAGGTAATCACAGTGGTTGAGTGTGACAGCACCTATAAGGCACTGAGCGCAGGACACGCGACTGTAGTAGCAAAATGATGATCAAGTAGGAGGTAGCTGGCATGGCTTATGCAGATTATAAATTCTATACAGAATCATTCGGCAATGTCGTGCCAGAAACCGACTTTCCACGACTGGCGGAAAGAGCCAGTGATTTTGTGGATTTAATGACATCCGACAGGTTGGTGGATGGACTGCCAACAAACGAACGCTCTCAGAAGCGTATCAAAAAGGCGGTCTGTTCATTAGCTGAATTAATGTATCAGATTGAGCTTGCTGAAAAGAATGCAATCAGTCAAGCGTCTGCTGGTGCTACCGACACGAATGTCGGTCACAAATCAACAGGCATTGTAACCTCTGTATCCTCTGGCAGTGAATCCATTTCCTACGCCACGCCTCAGCAGATTGGAGCGAGTGCAAAGGAGTGGAGTGCAGTGTATGCAGCCGCCGGAGATGTACAGAAAACGAACGACTTACTTCTTAAGACAGCTTTGCCGCTGTTGATGGGAGTGAGGACGGATGATGGGATACCAGTTCTTTATGCGGGGGTGTAAACGAAATGAATGCAGTAATGTGCTTTTTAACTGGCGGACACAGATTTAAAAGCCCTGCTGAATCAAAATGTAATGACAAAGAAAAGACTTGTACCATTACGGAAACTTGCTGTAAATGTGGAAAACAGTTTTCATTTACAGGTACATACAAACAGTTTGGTATTCCAGATGTGAGGTGAAAAGAATGGATATTTCAACATTAGGCTCATGCGTAGCAATCGTTATGATTTGCTACATCGTAGGAATGGGCTGTAAAGCATCAAAAAGAATCTCCGATGAATGGATTCCGGTAATCATGGCGGTTACTGGCGGGATTCTCGGAGCGGTCGGGATGGGAGTTATCCCAGATTTTCCGGCAACGGATTATATCACGGCAGTTGCAGTCGGTATGTTTAATGGATTGTCGGCCACCGGTGTGAATCAGATTATTAAGCAGACAGTGCAGAAAGAGTGACTTTATGGGTGGACGTGGTGGAAGTAGTGGATTAAACAACGAGAAGCCAGTTTCTAAGTTAATGTCAAAAGTATATTTCAGCTCTGCAAAGAAAAGTGACGCACTCAGAGGAAGCGGAACTGTTAAAAAAGACAGTAAACTTGAGAAGGTCATTAATTCGGAAAACACTAGCTACTTTAAGTCAATTAAGACAAAAAGTGAAGCAGTAAAGACAATGAATTATATAAATGACAGATTGAGTGAGAGTAAAAGGAAAATCGCAAAACTTGAAAGTGCAGAGGCGTTATTTAAAAATCAAAGGCTTGCTATAGAACATCGAAAATTAGTTAATGCCAGCGTGGCCATGAGAGATGAAATGCACAAATTTTCAAAGGCTTCTGAAAAAGGCGATACAAGTGCTTTGCACGATACAAGCCGTACTACCACCACTTATGACAGAGCCAGAAAGCGCAGAATGAAAAACTTTGATTCGTGGTTCTTTGGAAGTGGAAAGAAGTAATCTATGGCAAACCGAGAGACGAGTATAGCTTACGAAAATCTAAACCGCCGTATCTTTCCCGGCGTTGGAGAATACGGCACACCGCAGATATACCCGGAAGTATTCGAAGGGAGCTGCGAATTTATTGGTTTCAATTACGCAAGAGGTAAATGTAGTAATCCGGAAGAGAAAGCTGTTCATTTCTTCTTAGATGATTACCAATTTGATGCGCTGTGGAGAAATCCAGACAGATACGTGGACAAGTTGAGCAAATTCCTGTACGTTCTGACACCGGATTTCAGCACCTACACCGATTTCCCTAAAGCTATCCAGATATACAACCATTACCGCAAACACTGGATAGGTGCATATCTCCAAGAGTACGGTTGCCGTGTGATTCCGACAATCTCATGGAGTACACCGGATTCTTACGATTGGTGTTTCGATGGAGAACCAGAGGGCGGAACGGTGGCAGTATCTTCTGTTGGTTGCATGAATGGAAAGAAAAAGAAAGAACTGTTTCTTTCTGGTTACAATGCCATGATTGAGAAATTGCACCCAGAAAGCATTATCTTTTACGGGAAAATGCCGGAAGAGTGTAAAGGCAATATTGTCCGAATAAAATCATTCTCTGATAGATTTTCAAAAGCAATATGTGAAGGATAGGAGGGTATCATGTACGAAAAAACAGTGACGATTTTTGACTATTACGAATCAGCCACGACAGGAGATGCGTACTGGTATCCTCATGTTTTATCCGGCGTTGACCTCATTACGGACAAGGGAGCAATCCTTAAAAAGTACGGACCAGATGCAACAGACAACGCACAGTTACACATTCGATATACTGTCCAGAACGGCGATATAACCATTGCTGACAAGAATGGTAAGATTCTCCCATATGTACCGCCTAAAGAGTGGAAACAGCAGATTAACAACGCTCTGGAAGACACTATCACATTCTCAGATGAATCGTTCTTCTGGGAGGGTGAGTGGACTGGTGGAATAGTAACTGACAGTGATTACCGAAATGGATTCTACCAGTACATGAACGAGAACAAGGATAACGTGTTTAAGATTACCAGTGTTGGCGGTCCGTATACGCTGATTCCGCATTTCGAAATTTTGGGTAAGTAATATGAGTAAAATTCATCATTTCAAAGGATTCTCCGTAGTTGATGGAGATATGAAAATTAAACTGAATATGGATAGATTCTCCAGACAGTATCAAGAAGCTCAGTATCTCCTTGATGGAATGGTCATGGACAGTATGGTTCCGTTTATGCCGATGATTACTGGAGATTTTATTAACCGAACAAGAGTTAAAAGTACATCTTTACAAGGCAGTGGAAAAGTATGTGCGGCGGCGGCTCCATACGGGCGCTTTCTGTATGAGGGTAAAACCATGGTTGACGAATCAACCGGAAGCCCTTATGCAAGACGTGGAGCAAAGAAAGTCCTCGTCAGCCAGTTCTCTGGTCGGACAGCTGCAAAGGAGAATCTTGAATACACCAAACAGGCACACCCACAAGCACAGGCAAAGTGGTTCGATGCTGCTAAGCGACAATACGGTGACACATGGCTTCGCAAGGTAAAAGCACAAGCAGGAGGTGGACGGCATGGCGGATAAGCCAATTGGCAAAGATGCAACCGGATATGAGATTCTGACAGATGCTATGAAAGCGCTTCTGAACCAGTATCCGGGACTGTACGAAAATGAAACAATCAAATTTGAGGAACTTGGCAAAGAATCGGGAATTGCGTTCTCGGCAGACAGCGGTGCTTTGGTTTACTCAGAAAAAGAAGACGTCTGTGGAGTAATGCATCAGGTATGCCAGTACCCATTTTATGTAGTATACCGCACGGCATCCGACAAAGAACGGCAGAAGTTATCTGTTCAGAAGTTTCTGGACAATCTCGGTAAATGGATATGCCGGGAACCAGTTATTATAAACGGCTCTGAGACGCGCTTAAATGCGTTTCCAGAGCTTTCGCAAGGAAGAGTAATAAAACGTATCACTCGTGATAATTCCTACGGATTAGAGCCGCAGGAGAGTGGCGTACAGGACTGGCTATTGCCATTGTCAGTGCGCTACGAAAACACTTATGAAGTAATCTAACAAGTAACAACCGGCTATCAATTGGAGATAGTCGCTAACCTACACAGCCTTTTAAAAGTTATAGGCAGAAAGGACATTTCTATGGCAGTTACAGGAAAAATTGACCGTAAATATATGGCTCATTACATTGATGCCGGTTCTCTTTGCGGAGGACTGACACCAAAGTTTGAACGTCTTGGAAAGGACCTGGAAGAGTACAACATCGAACTCAACCCGGATACCGAAACGTCTAAAAACATTCTTGGAGAATCCACATTTAAGCATAACGGCTATGAAGTTTCTTCTGACGCTGATCCGTTCTATGCAGACACTACTTCCGATCTGTTCACAGCATTACAGAAGATCGTAGATGGGCGTCTCAAAGACGACAACCTCAAAACAAAAGCAGTTGAGGTTCATCTCTGGACAGAAGCCACAGCAGGCAAGTATGAAGCATACCAGCAGGAATGCTATGTTGTTCCAACAAGCTACGGCGGTGATACGTCCGGCTATCAGATTCCGTTCACAGTTAATTACGTTGGAGAGCGCGTCAAAGGTAAATTTGACATTACTTCCGGCTCATTCACAGCTGACAGCGAATAATTTTTAGGAGGGCGTAGAAAATGGCAAAGACAATCAACACAAACATTGATGATGGATTTCTTCTTTTTACATTCACAAACAAACAGGGAGAAGTATTTTCTTCATTTAAACTGAATCCTACCGACATTAACGTTGCAGCAAGAGCGGAAGAACTGGAAACTTTCTTTGAACAGGCTCAGGAATCTGTTAAAAAGGTTTCCTCCGGTAAAGAGATGGCGGAGATCAATAAGCAGATTGAGGATAAAATCAATTATATGCTCGGATACGAAGCGTCTAAGGATTTGTTCAAAGAACCAATTACCGCAACAACTGTGTTTGGAAATGGTCAGGTGTTCGCCTATATTGTACTTGATAAGATTTCAGAAGCAATTGCACCGGAAATCGAAAAAAGAAAGGAAAAAATGCAGGCTACTGTTGATAAGTATACGGAGAAATACACAAAATGACCGCTTACGAGTTGCCCACCTCACTAAATATCAGTGGGGTGGATTTTTCTATCAGAACGGATTTTCGAGCAATCATTGACATTCTCATTGCTATGAACGACCCGGAACTGGATGAGCAGGCGAAAGCTGTTGTTATGTTACAGATTCTGTTCGAGGATTGGCAGAATATACCGCCAGAGCACTTATCTGAAGCCTGTCAGAAAGCTTGTGAATTTATCGACTGCGGGCAAAAAGACGAGAATCCGAACAAGCCTAAGCCCCGTTTAATTGACTGGGAACAGGACGGGGAAATGATTATTCCGGCGGTAAACAAGGTAATTCATAGCGAAGTTAGAGCGGTACCTTATATGCATTGGTGGACGTTTTTTTCATATTTCATGGAAGCAGGAGAATGCTTGCTTAATACAGTTATCGGGATTCGATCAAAAAAAGCTTTTGGCGAAAGATTAGATAAATGGGAAAAGAAATTCTACCACGATAACAAGAATCTTATTGATATAAAAACGCGTCTCTCTGAAGAGGAACAGGCTTATAAAGATAAGCTTAACGAGATGCTTAACCTCAAATAGTTAGGAGGTGGACACATGGCTGCTGATGGCTCAGTCATTATTGATACCAGAATGGACACGTCTGGCGTACAGAACGGCGTGTCTGCAATAAAAAAGTCATTTAACGGCCTTGGAAGTGCCGTAAAAAAAATCGGTCTGCTGATTGGTGGGGCTTTTGCGGTTGGCAAGTTGGTACAGTTCGGAAAAGAGTGTGTGGAACTTGGCTCTGACCTCGCAGAAGTTCAGAACGTGGTCGATGTTACATTTACTACCATGTCTGATAAGGTTAATGAATTTGCGAAGAACGCAATGACAACTGCCGGTTTGTCTGAAACAATGGCAAAACAGTATGTCGGAACGTTCGGAGCAATGTCTAAGTCGTTCGGATTCTCAGAACAGCAGGCTTACGATATGTCAACGGCTCTGACGCAGTTAACTGGTGATGTGGCATCATTCTATAACATTTCACAAGACTTGGCTTATATAAAACTGAAGTCAGTTTTTACAGGAGAAACGGAAACACTTAAAGACTTGGGTTAACAATTAGCTCCCTTACACAGCAATGTGTATTGAATAACATGGTGAACGAAGAAATCTTCGGTGTGTTGCTTTATGAGCAATGCTAACGGTAAAAGCCTAAAATTATTTAAAAAACTTGTGGTTATGACACCTATATGATATAATATTTATAGGAGGTGATTTCCATGAGTGAAGAAATTTGGAAAGATATTAAAGGCTACGAAGGCCTGTATCAAGTAAGCAATCTGGGAAGAATAAAAAGCCTTGAGCGTAGATGTAAGGCCAGATGGTATACAAGAAAAGTACCAGAGAAAATTTATTCTCCTGCACTTGATACTTATGGTTATCCAATAGTCTCTTTACATAAAGACGGTAAAAAGAAAACGATTACAATTCATAAATTGGTTGCAAATGCTTTTCTTAAAAAGCCGGACGGTTGCAATTCTATTAATCACATTGACGAAAATAAGCAGAACAATTGTGTTGAAAATCTTGAATGGTGTACTGTTCAAGAAAACAATGCTTATGGAACGAGAGTAGAACGGCTAAGAAAAACTCAGCAAAGAGCGGTTCTACAATGTGATTTAGATGGAAATGTAATTAGAGAATGGGAGGGGATGAACTTCCTTTGTAGAGAAACAGGATATGACCAAGGTTTAATATCTAAAATATGCAATAATGTTCACAGACATCGTACTGCATATGGATTCAAATGGAAATTTAAATAATCATGGTAATACCGTGCTAAGCATCGAAGAGTCTCAATAAGAGGCTCTTTTTTTGATGAAAGTGTAACGACTATTCCGTAAGGAAGTAGGTTTAGGGCGAAATTCCCTATTCTGAAGTGCCATGCATCCTATTTGGATGAAGAGATAGTCTACTCCCCTAATAAATATCGGGAAACCGAGGGTATAAAGGGTCGTTATGACGCAAAGTGCACTTGATCAGTATGCACTTGCAAATGGCTATGGAAAAACCACATCTGAAATGACCGAACAGGAGAAAGTTGCTCTCCGTCTGGCTTTTGTACAGAAACAGTTATCTGCCGCATCTGGTGATTTCATCCGAACATCTGACAGTTGGGCGAACCAGGTGCGAGTGATGCAGTTACAGCTGCAATCTCTCAAAGCAACAGTCGGACAGGGATTGATTAATATCTTCACGCCGGTTATCAAGGTGATTAACACATTGCTGGCAAAACTAGCAACAGTAGCAAATGCTTTTAAGTCCTTTACAGAACTGATAACCGGAAACAAATCATCCGGGCAGACGGGAGCCAGTGGAGCGGGACTTACCGGAACTGATCTGTCAGCCACAGAAGATGCTTATGGCAGTGCTGCAGATGGAGCTGATAGTCTGGCTGATGCCACACAGAATGTAACAGATTCCACGAAGGACAGCACAGGAGCGCTGAAAAAGCAGAATAAGGCACTGAAGAAGAACATTGCATCGTTTGATGAATTGAATGTCATAGGCAAGGATAACTCAGATACGTCCGATTCAACAAAGACTCCGGCTATAGCAGATATAGGAATCGGGGATATTGGCAATGTGGACTACGGAAAGCTTGCCGATGTGTCAGACGAAGCAGACAAGGTAACCAGCGCAGTAGGAAGACTGGCAAAAAAGTTAAAAGAACTTGGAGATATCTTCAAGGGCGGGTTCTTTGAGGGACTTGGAGACTATAAACCGATGCTGAATGAGCTAATCAGTGACCTTGGGAATATCAAGAAGTATCTGACAGATATTTTTACGGATCCTGACGTCCAAAAAGCTGCTTCAGAATTTGCGAAAAAAGTAGTTAAGAATCTCGGAAAGATAACCGGTGCAATAGCAAAGGTTGGACTTACCCTGGCAACTGCACTTGTTGGGAGAATAGAATCTTATCTGTCAAAGAATGTTGACCGAATTAAGAATTTTATCATCAAGATGTTTGATGTTGCTGGAGAAATCGCAGATGAAATAGGTGATTTATCGGCAGTTTTCGCAGATATATTCTCTGTGTTTGGCGGACAGACTACACAGGATATCATAGGAAGTGTGATACAGATCATATCAGATACCGTTATGACGGCATTGACGTTGTCCGGGCAGATGCTTAGAGATTCTATCAACCTGCTCCTAGTTCCATTACAGGAGAATGCCGAACTGATTAAACAGACTATTGAGAATACATTGCAGCCAATAGAGACAGTAATTACAGCTATCGCAGATGCGTGGCAGATTGCTATGGATGAGCTTATTGCCATGTATGATGCTCATATCAAGCCTTTCTTCGATTCTCTTGCTAATGGGCTATCTGAAATACTCACAGTATTTTTAAATGCCTACAACAGTTATATAGTGCCTGTATTAGACCAACTGGCAGCTAAGATTAGTGAGATCATGGCAGGACCGGTAGGTGATGTTATACATAATGCAATCGAATTGATTGGAAAGATTGTAGATGTACTGAAACTGTTATGGGAAAGCGTATTAGTGCCTCTTGTTAAGTTCATTATTGGCAATGTGGCTCCGCAGATAGCAAGTGCTCTTAGCATCGTTGGCAATGTATTTCTAGAATTGTTTGCTTCGGTAGCGGAAGTAGTTGCCGGAATCTTAAAAGCTCTTGGAGGAGTTATTGATTTTATTGTTGGCGTATTTACAGGGGACTGGGAACGTGCGTGGGAAGGTATAAAGAATATCTTCAAAGGCGTGCTCGAAGCACTGGTAGGAATTGCGAAAGTGCCTATCAATGGGGTTATTGCACTGATTAATGGAATGATTCGTGGAATTATCTCAGGTGTCAATACAGCTATTGGAGTTTTGAATCGTCTGAAGATAAAGGTTCCTAACTGGGTACCTAAGATCGGAGGAAGTACCTGGGGATTTACAATTCCGACCATGACAGCGCCGCAGATTCCATACTTGGCAAAAGGTACAGTTGTGCCACGAAATGCCGGAGAATTTGCAGCAGTTTTAGGTGATAACAAGCGTGAGACAGAGGTTGTATCTCCTCTTTCAACCATGAAGCAGGCAATGATGGACGCTCTGAGGGAATCCGGAAACAATGGTGGAAGTTCTCCCCAGTACATCACGCTTAACATTGATGGACATGAGTTTATCCGATGGCTTCGCGATCAGAACGGACAATACAGGAACCGGACAGGCTTCGGAATCTTTGAAGGGTAGGTGAATATATGAGCGAATTTAGTTCAGGATCCGCTTCGAATTTCGAAGGCTGGCTGCTAAAGTTCGGAGGACAGGTTTTCCCACATGAATACATCAAGAAAGGTGGCTGGAAGAGTACACCAAACCAGAGGCTTGAAAACGACCCTTGGTCAGATACAAGAGGATACCTGCACAGGGATATAATGGAGCACAATCGTACAAAAATTGAGTTCGAGACAGTAGATGATCTGACGCTTGAAGAAAAAATCCAGTGCCAGAATATTATGAACAACGCAATTACAAATAAAACAGAGCGAAAAGGGAAGATCACTTACTGGAATGACGAGACAAATACTTACAAAGATGCAGAAGTATACATCCCGGATATAGAGTTCACAGTAAATGAGATTGATAAAAAAAGAAATATGATCTTTTATGCGAGCATCAGGATTGCACTGATAGAGTATTAAACCAGAGTGCATGGGTGTCACAGCTCATGTGCTCTTTATTTTATGAATGGGAGGAAAACTATGGCAACGCCTGTAAGTATTACAATAAAAAGCTATTCAAACGTATATTATTTTGTCGGAGATACAAGTAATGTAAGTGTATCAAGCATTGATGTAAATTACGACGATGGAACGACAGAAACAGTAAAAAGTGGATACACAGTATCTCAGGTGGACACATCTGAAGCAGGTGAGAAAATTTCAACGGTTGAGTACTCTGGGCTAGCTGCAGAACTTACAGTTACTGTAGTCGATTCGTATAATGTGCAGGCAGGAACCCCAAATTTAGAAGATGTAAACATTACATTTGACCTCGAAACTGGTCTCCTAAAAGTAACTGGGACAGGCGAATTTTTATCGCTTTCCAATATAGAAAACACGCCAAGTTCAATAAAAACGAGAATTAAAAAAGTAAATATTGGGAATGGAATTACGAAAATTCCAGTTGACGCATTTGGGGGAAATAAAAATCTTGAAGATATCTCATTTCCCAATACTTTGGAAGAAATTTGCGATGGAAACTTTTATTCAACAAAAATAACGCAAATTGTGTTCCCGCAGTCATTAAAAAAAATCGGTAAATCCTGTTTCTCAAGTAGTGCGCTGATTTCACTGGAGATTCCTGATTCGGTTTTAGAAATTGGTTCAAGTAGTTTTTCAAAACTCTCGAGTTTAAAAAAGGTTATCTTTCACGAGGGGCTTGAAACTATATCACCTGTAGCTTTTAATGAATGCCCTTTAATTACTGAATTAGCCCTTCCGTCCACATTAAAGAATATGCAATATAATTTTCAAGGAAGCTCTCTCGAAAGCCTGGAAATGGGCGGAGAAGGCACAATTTTTTCGAGTAGCGGAAGTGAAAGAATAAGCAATATTTCTGCAAAAAGCATGACCATACGTGGCGGTACTATTGATAATGGCGCATTTTATTATAATAATACCGTTGAAAATTTATCATTGGGTGAAGCTGTAAAGTGGAATGGAAGCGGGCAATTTAACGGCTGTTCAAACTTAACGGATGTTTCTATAAGCAATGGAATTACATCTATTCCCGAGAACTGCTTCCGCGATTGTAGTTCTCTTGACAATGTTGTGTTTCCAGGCAGCATTACAGAAATAGGAGGAAGTGTTTTTAGCGGTTGCTCCTCCTTAAAGAATATAACATTATCAAAAAATTTAAAGTCTATACCTAGCTATTGCTTTTCCAAATGCGCCTTTGAAACTTTTTCAATCCCAGATAATTTTGCTATAGAAACGTTAGGAGATGTGTTGTTCCAAAACTGTAGTAATTTAACATCTGTGTATATCGGAAATAATGTTAAAACTATTGGAAGTGGATGCTTCTACGGCGCGGATTCTCTTGCAACGATTAGAATTAATCAAAAAGAAAATGCTATTTCCGGTGCACCGTGGGCAGCTTCAAACGCGACAGTGGAATGGGGCAATGCTATACTTACTGGTATTGAAATAACTACGCTTCCGACGAAAACAAGTTATAAAAAAGGTGACGTTTTTGACAACTCAGGTCTGACCGTAACAGCAACTTATGATGACGGAACAACTAAGAAAATTACAGGTTATACACTTTCTTCTCCTGATATGACAAGCCCGGGAGAAAAAACTATAACTGTAACATATCAAGAAAAAACAGCTACATTCAATATAACTGTATATGATATTATTTCGATAAAAGTCAAGGAATATTTTGGAAAAACTTCTGTTTTCTTCATCGGCGACGAAAACACCGGAACTTATAGATACGCCGCAAAAAGTTTGACGGTAACATATGAAAACGGAGAAGAAGAAACGGTTTCATACGGAAACTTTACAGAGACACTGGTTGATACATCGAAAGCTGGTTCTTATTACACGACCATATCATACAAGGGGAAAGAAATTCAAAATCCTTATACTGTTTACGGAAGTCCATTTACTACGACAACTGGCTATCCAGACAAGGAATCTGCTACTGCGACTCTTGACTTAAATACAGGAGTATGTACGATTTTAGGCACTAACCAAGTAGGTGTTCCTGTAAATACACCAAGATCATTTGGAGAAAAAATAAAAGAATTAAAGATCAGTGAGGGAATCATCGGAATATATAGGTTTACATTTTGTTCCAATATAACATTACTTGACATTCCGAGTACTGTCGAAGAACTTTCGGAAGGCAGTCTTCCGATATATGGAATAACCGGAATCTTAGGAAGCGGTGGATTTAGTACTGCAATCATAAGAATTAATGCAAAAAAAGACTCAATTTCAGGCTCCCCATGGGGTCAGAAAAGCGCAACTATTATTTGGACAGCAAAACCACAATCCCTGAATATAAAAACTTTACCAGATAAATTAAAATACACCGTAGGAGATACTTTTGACCCGACTGGAATAGAGTGCAAGGTTCAGTATTCAAACGGTAAAGAGTATAATCTGGACGGTGAGCTTTCATATTCTGTTAACATGTCGGAATCTGGAAAACAGACCGTTACCGTATCCTGTACCGAAGAAGATACCGTGCTGACTGCAAAATTTCAAATAGAAATCGAAGCACCGGAAAAAGTAAAAGGAATCCGAATTTCCAAATATCCGGACAAAACATACTATAAAATCGGTGACAGCCTTGATACTTCCGGCATGGAAGTCATGAAGGTTACAGAGTCCGGAAAAGAGACAGTTGTAACAAATTATCAGACCTCTGGTTTTAATAGCTCTAAAGCCGGCACTAACACTGTCAGAGTGATTTATACGGAAGTTATAAGCGACACGGAATCTGAAACATTCAGCACAACTTTCCAAGTCCAAATCACGAATGACGGGCAGAATCCTTTTGAAGAAAATTCAGACCCTATCAATATTACCGTCCACTGGATAAACGGCGAATTTGAGGATTTAACAAATGAGAATATCCAGCAAAGTTCCGTAACCTTACAGGAGTCAATTTGCTCTGAAAACTACTTTATTTTCGGCGGCTGCGTGTGCAATCAGATAAGTTTTTCAGCGCACCATAAACAGTTTGACGGTACCGGAGAAGAATATTATCCGACCGGAAGAATTGAAGTTTATTTGGAACGAAACAAAACCAAATTAAAGATTTTCACAGGGGAAATTGATACCGCAGAAAGAGCATCAAATTCCCTGACCAGAAATTTTGTTGCGTATGATTATCTGTATAAATTACGAAACACTGATATTGCATGGTGGTATAAAAATCGTACGATTGATAGTCAAATGGTGTTCTCACAGAAGCAATTCAGAGACGCATTATTTGAATATTTAGGAATTGAACAAGTTGAAACAACGCTCGAATATGACAATGCTTCTGTGCCGAACACGAACGTTTCAAACGAGATAAATGCAATTAATATAATCAAAGATTTATGTCTCCAAAATAGTGTTTTTGGATGGATGAACAGGGATGGAAAATTCGAGTATTTGAAACTCCCAGAGAACAGTTATCAGTTCGGAACAACTGTCTCAGGTGTAAAAATATATAAATATTTTGAAGCACAAATTCATCTGGATACGTTCAAAAGTTTCTACGCAAAAGAGGGCAGAATTTGGTTCCCACGGGAGTTTATGGCAGACCCATATCCAGGCATCTTTTCATCCGGCGAACCATCAGCTCAGGAAGCATATGAAAAGAACATTTATCACAACCGAAACAGCTTTTTTGTCGGCAATCAGGACTGGTTAAATATGGCGTTCGACGCAGACGAATACGGCGTGTATACACGCTCAAAACCGCTGGTAAATCTCTGTTATGGAACGACATCTAAATTAGACCCGTCGCACCTATATCGGGCACAGGAATACACGGCAGAAGTTGTAGGAAATCCGTTCAATATGATTGGCCAGACTGTAGAGATGAAAACTATCAAATATCTGGAGGATGGTACCGAACTTCCGGTATTGGTAAACAGCTATATTATGAGCCGCACATTAAAGATAAGCGGCGGCACAAGTTTGATTGATACCTACAGTGCGAAAAATAGCCCATATAACGGGAATAATCAACAGCTTGGCAAATATACCCCTGAGATATCTGCGACAGTAAATCAGACCCGTTCCGAGCTTCCTACGATCAGTTACGAGGAGTTTTCCGACGGTACTGATATTGCGATGCTGGCAGACGATATAGCGACCGTTAAAAAGACTCAATTGCGTTGCATAAAACGAATTAAAAAATCCGATTATGACGCACTTGTAGCGTCAGGCAATGACAGAAAAGACACATTATATTTCACTTATGAGGAGGGCTGATTGAATGAAATATCGGGCATTTGCAAACGGGCAGGAAATAACTGAATTTCCCATCAATGGCGTGAATACGGATGAAATCTGGGGTGGAGATACACTTCTCTGGAAGAAAGAACAGCAAGGTAGAGAATTAGGAGTGACATTTTTTCTCACTTATCCTACAAGTGCATTCAATACCGCCTCTGGGTTAAAAACATCGTTTATGGATGAAAAAGTATATCATTATAATACTTATTTAGACGTAATATGCACGCCATATATCAACCCAGACAGTTTTATGTACGCATATAGTTGGGCGTACTATTATAAATACAGAGAAGAAGGTTTTATCGAGTTCCAAGTCATATTAAGAGCTAAAAGTGTTTCTAAAACAGAATTTTATACTTATGTCTCAAATGATATTCGAAAGCATCCAGAAGAAACTTATAAAAAAGTTACTTTGCAGACATACAAATTAGGCAAAGTAGAGGATGAAATATACATGATAAACGGCACTTATGATCCGATTCTCCTTGACGCAGAAGATGTAAACGGTCAATATTTAGTCAAAGGATTTGGAACAAAAAGTTTCGCAACTGGCGGTGACAGTATAAAGGGATTCAAAGACATTAATGAAGCAATTAGTTTTGTAAAAAATTCATTTAACTGATAACTGACACGTTGCAAAGCCGCTCCAAACCGAAATGGACTCAATTCCTCGGCTCTTTTTGCTTATTTCAACATTAATTTTGCCAAATAAGAACCCCAAAATAGCAAATAAGAGCGCATTTTCCATAAAAACCGAAATAATCCCTTATTCGCCCAAAAAACTATCAAAATCCAAGCCATTACCATACTATTAGTCGATTGGTACAGAGCTATAAATCGTCTACGTGATATAATTAAAATAGACAGTCTCAGAATGTAAATCATTCAGGAAGGAGTAACTATGGTAGATAATCCGATAACAAGAAAAGAGAAATATCTTGCTAAATTAACTGGGAGTTATACCGGAAATGTCCCGGATCCAATTACACGGGTAGAGAAATATTTATACGATTTATGTCAGAAAGGCATTAGCGGACTGACTCCAGAAGAGATAGAAAATGCAGTAAATAAATATCTCAAAGAGAACCCCGTACAACCTGGAGCCACAGAAGAGCAGGCACAGCAGATTAAGAAAAACGCAGATGATGTTGCTTCGCTAAAAGAAGATATATCCACCAAAATCACCAAATTCTATGCAAGTTCACAAGGTGAAACTCATATTACTGATTCTGACAATGGCAAGATTCAAGATATGATGATATATGGCAAATCATCACAGGATGGAACACCAACGCCAGAGAATCCAGTTGAGATTAAAAGCGTGGTGAATCCAACGGTGAAGGTGTGTGGGAAGAATTTATGGGATAATTTTAAAACATTATCATCAGGAAACGTTGAACAAAAAAATGGAACATATATAGCAACAACATCTACTATGCAAGTAGACTTAACGCCTGGCTCTGTTGGTGTTAGACCGTTGCTTTTAAAAGCGAATAATACTTATACATTTTCATTAAAAACCACAGTTAGTATTTCAAGTAATAAATATGTATGTTTAACATACACGAATGGTAAAAACAAAAACATTATTTTTAATAACAAGAATTTTATTAAATTTGTTCCCGAAAGAGATGTAGAAAAAATAGGTTTTATTTTATATGGAAGCGTTGCGGGAGATAAAGCATATGATGTCCAGCTTGAAATGGGGTCAGAAGCTACATCTTACGAACCCTACCACGAACAGACCGTCACTCTCCCATACACATTAAACGCAATCCCTGTAAGTTCAGGTGGTAACGTCACAATTGATGGTCAGCAGTATGTGAGTGACTATGTGGATGTGGAACGTGGGAAACGAGTACAGAGAATTATTAAGTATAAAATAACAGGTGATGAAAACATTTATGAACACGCAAGTGGCTGGATATATTGCGATACCAATTTAAAACTGGTTGCTCAAATGTGTGCAACTAATATTGCGAAAACAGTAACTGATCAATATATTTTATCGGGCAATTATATCAGATCAGGAGCAACTGGTTTCTATTTTACACATAATGATATATTCACTGATGTTAATGCGTTTAAAAACTATGTGAAAAATAATGATGTGTATGTTTATGCTGTATTGCAAACTCCCGAAGAAATCGACCTCACACCAGAAGAAATTACTGCATTTAAAGAACTTGCAACATACTACCCAACTACAAACATTAGCGTCAATTCCGAACAGCTTGATGGATATACAGTATTCAACTATCCAATTTCGATGAAAAACGGATGGGATTATGTAAAACAGCAGATAGGCGATACGAGAAATTATATCTATGATATGGATGCACGTACTCAGGATACTGATTTGCAGGCGGCAGAAGCCTACGTCAACAGTGAATACGCAGTAGCACTTACAGAATTGGAGGTATGATTATGTTATATAGAACATTATTAAAACTTAAAGAAAGAAACGGTCTGACAGACGATTTAAAAAATAAGATTGATATTTTCTTCGCAACGGGCAGGATTACCGAGGAACAGTATAATGAGCTGATGGATGCTAATAAGGAAGAAGAACCGAAAGTGGAAACTAATTAACTCCAGAATCTTTCATAAAATTTACAAAATACCTATCCAGATAAAATAGTCTAATTGTGTCAGTATAAGATATAGGAGATTTTCATATGACAAACGAGCAGAAAGCAGTTCTCAGAAAGATTATTTACGCAGTCGAAACCGGCGGACAGGTTTACGGACAGCAAGATTATTCGGACTTCACAGAAGCCTACACTAATTCTTCTGAAGAACACGCAATCACAATCGGGGCAGGAGCATGGTACGCAACTGAATCCAAGATCCTTCTGGAACGGATTTACAATGCCGACCCGGAACAGTGGGAGAAAATAGACAAGGTCAGACTTCTGGAACAAGTTCAGACCGCAAACTGGGAATGCTTCAATATTTCCAGAGTGTCACAGCTTGCCGACACCATAGTTGCCCTTATTTCGTCCGATTTGGGCGTTAAATGTCAAGATAACCTTATGGATGAACAATTAGCCACCTATGCAGATGAAGCCATTAAACAGGGTGTTACGGATGCTAGAGCGCAAGCTATGTGCGTGAACTTTAGACACCAAGGTGGACAGGGAGCAGTAACGAGGATTCTGGCAAAGACTCAGAAACCATATACACTCGACAATCTCTATGCAGCCTGCCAGACCGATGCAGGAAACCAAGTCGGGGCATATAAGAGCCGGCAGAGATTTGTTTACGATGCATTAAAGACATATTTTCCAGAAAGTGAGGAAACAGGTATGAACGCAATTGACAAATTAATCCAGATTGCAAAGAGCGAAATCGGATATCTTGAAAAGGCAAGCAATAGTCAGCTTGATAGCAAGACAGCAAATGCCGGAGAAAATAATTACACAAAATACTGGCGAGATATTAAGCCGGATTATCAGGGACAGCCGTGGTGTGCAGCGTTTGTTTCGTGGTGCATGATGAAAGCATTCGGCTTAGACACAGCAAAGAAACTTTTAAAACATTGGCCATACGTTTATTGTCCAACAATGGTAGATTTGTTTACTTTGAATGCAAATCCAAAGATGGGTGATATTGTAATTTTTAAACATAATGGAGAATTTACGCACACTGGAATCGTAATCAAAGTGTCAGGAGATCGGTTCTGGACAGTCGAAGGAAATACTTCTGGTGGCTCTACAATTATTGCAAATGGCGGTGGTGTATGTCAGAAAAGTTACTACAACAGTAACCTTCCGGGAACAAAATTCTGCACCCCAAATTACAGTTTAGTTAAAAATACAACGTCAGATTCAGACTCGGATACAGCCAAAAAGCAGAACACCAGAGCCTACATTGCGCAGATTAAAAAAGATACAAAATGTTATACAAAATCAAACAAAAATAGCCCATCTAAACTGTTTCCGAAGCTGAAAAAAGGTGCAGTTGTAGAGGTGATGAAATACACCGAAACAGACAGTTCCGGGCTGAAATGGTACTTCGTCAGAATCCCGTACCCGAATAATGATGGGTTCGTATTTGAGTTTGTCCCGAAGGGCGTATTTACCAGAATTTCAGAAATTCATAAATAAAAACTCCCGGGGATAGTACCCCGGGAATCAGGTTTCTTATAACATATTGTATCATTTCGTTTTGTAAATCCTATTAGTTCGTTGGACACACGTTAGTCACAAACAAAAAAATCTTTTCCTAATTGAATATCCTCTAAAACACTGTATTTAAAGGACTTTCTGACATTTACATAGTTCTAATTAATATCCTGACTGCATACAATTAAAGTAATGAAAATGAAATGTGGGAAACCCTTGTAAAATCGCTGAAAACGTTGATTTTAATAGGGTTTCCGGCATTTCGATAATGATATTTCGGTTGTTTTAGAATGATTAAAACAGGTTCCGTTAGTCACAGTTAGTCACAAATGGGTTCTTTATCTTCTCAATCTCTGTACGGAGTTCTTCCAATGTCCGGTGACCGTAAACGGCGTTTGTAACATCGCCGCCGAAGGAATGTCCAAGCATTCTTTTGCGATCGTTCTCCCGGACGCCGTATCTCTCGCACAACATTGAGAATGTATGCCTGCAATCGTGAGGAGTATGCTTTGGATTTCCGACTATATTAAGTCTTTCCAGTGTAGGGTAAAAGAATTTATCTCGGTGGTACTTCTGAGTGTACATCAGCAGCTTTCCTTGTGATTGCATTTTTGAGCGAACAAAATCATACACAGCCGGATGTATAGGGACAATTCTGTCCTTACCAGCTTTCGTTTTGGAACCTCCCTGGTAATAATTCTCCTTAAAATCAATTTTTAAATTTGGAATTTCCCCAATCCTCCAGCCGGAATAACACATGATAAGAATTAGCTGCACTTCCGGATCGTCAGTGTTACGCCAGAGGATCTGCAATTCTTCATCAGAGAACGGGGTTCCGTGCTCTGTGTCGTCTCCAATCTTGATTTTTACATACTGCGCCTTGTTTTCAGACACAATCTCTGCATAGACAGCATATTTGTACATCTGCTTAAATAATGTCAGAATGATGGAAAGACTTTCCTTCTTCAAAGGGCAGTCATCAATGACTTCCTGAAGATCAGGAGCTTTCAAGTCTTCGAATATACGGTCATGGAGCATGCGACTGTTCATGTATCCGGTTCGGTACGCTTCCTTTGTACTGGCAGAAAAACTTGTTCCCTCGGCAAATTTCCATTGATAAAACTGTTCGTATACCTCTGAAAACGTCAATTTCTTGATTTCCGGGTGTTTATCCTCGACACCCTTGATTGTATTGTAGTCAGCAATCAAACGAGTAATAAGGGTATCTACGTCCGTTGTAGGTGATATCTCAAGATCCCGTTCCATCCCTGGCTGATATGTTCCTGCCTTGTATGCGGTCAGTACAGTAAATCCTTTAATCCAGTCGTCTACATAGCAGATTGCAGGCGGGCGGACGGGCTTTCCGGTCTTTTCATCCAGCACTGCCGGCGGATGGACCGCAAACGGGTTCCTGCGATTGTCACCCAGGTACCGTATCGTTCCGAAACTGTTCGGGAGCTTCGGGTATTTCTTTCTTTTCTTCGCCATTTTTATTCCCTCTTTCTGTAGCTGTATTTATTTTAGGTATAAAAATAACAGCCGAACAAACTTTCTGACTTGCCCGACTGCTCCGAAGATGATACAATATGTTTTGCCAGAATATTACATTTCTTCGGAGATGTATAAACGCCACCTCGGTACGCCAATGCCGGGGTGTTTTTATTTAGCTTTCAGCGTTTTCTACGAGTCTTTCAAGTTCGTCTCTATCCCAGAGAAGTACTTGGTCTTTTTCTGCCAGTTGTTTCGCAGAACGGGTAAAATACCTATTTGTCAGAACTGCTGCAACATGGCAATGGTAGAACGTCTTGCCGGCAAATGCCTCCTGCACTGCTTTGTTTCCAATATTATTCGAATAGCACTTGCACTGTATCCCATATCGGATTCCGGCTTTCTCTGCCAGTATATCAATCCCCTGATCGCCACTTCCCCGTGTGACTTCTACATTATAAAAGCCATCGTTGCGAAGCAGATCAGCGCAATAGTATTCGAAATCGTGTCCCTCCATTGTGTCATATACTGGAAGTTGTGGGACTTCAGGTTCTGTAACTGGAACTGGTTCCGGGAATGGTTTAGGTGTAATCGGTTCTGGAACGTATTCGTCCTGTGCTGGTGAAGTAAATACCGTTTCCTCAACAGTAGAATTACCATTGCTGTCTTTCATGAAGATTCTATTTATAAGTTTTTTTATTCCGTAGATGATTCCTTTTACAATAAAAAGAGCAATCCAAAACAATACCAGCATAGCCCCCCAAAAGAGTCCATCATCTTCAGCGTGAGTACTGGAATGCATCCAAATAACAAGAAGAGTCCACAATACGCTGACAACTATTCCGAAAAAAGTTAGTGCAGATTTTGGCTTCTTTATTTTAGGAATCTTGCCAGAGTCAAAATGTAAATCAGACGGATAATGTGAAATATAATCACGTTTTCTGGACGCTTTGCTGATTCTTATAGCAATTCCGATAATCCAGTAAATGCCGCCAGTAAACATTCCTAACATAAAAATCCAGAATCCTCTTAAATACCATGGAAGATTATTGTTATTAGCCATTAGTTTTTCCCCTATGCAATTTTATTTGCCACGCTTCGCACTTTCCATGCGGATTGTGTATTTTGTACCGCTGATTTTGCGATATTATGTAAAGTACGGTTATATGTGGTATTTTTATTCTATCATTTTAAGAGCATATTGTAAAGATTTAGAATGAAATAGAGTGATTTAGATGAAAAAGAAATGTTTTTTTCTATAAAATAGTGAGAGTTCATGTATATCATTGGCAGTTGCCAAGAGTCGGAATAGGTGGTATAATAGCAAAAGAGAACGAATGTTCGGTTCTATTTCCCACAGCCGGACATATACTGTAGTGTAGGTGGTAGTTGTGACAGGGAGGGTTATTTATGGATTATAAGAAAGAGATTATTGAAATGATAGAAAAAATAGAAAACAGATGTTGGCTGAGGTCGATATACATTTTCATAAAAACATTAATCGGTTAAAAAGAAAAGCCAAGGGTTTGCGCATTGCCCTTGGCTATTTTCTTATTTCTTTTCGTAAATCGTGTCTAGGAGTTTTTCCAAGTTATCCCATCCAGAATCATCTAGCTTTGCTAGAGCATTGATGAGACGGTATTTGAAATCATTATCGCTAGACTTCAGAACATTTCCGAATAGCTTAGAAATCTCATCGTTTTTGTTCTCTGGTTGAAACATTTCTCCAGTTCCATTTCTTAGCCATTCTTCGTTTACGTTAAATTCTCTGCAAACATCATCAATAGTCCGATCTGACGGAACTTTGCTTCCCATTTCAATTTGCGCTACAAAATTCCTACTTATCTTTAGTTTGTCTGCAAATTCTTGCTGAGTTACGTTTAATTCTTTTCGCAACTCTTTAAACCTGTCTTTCAATTTAATTCCTCCTTTCTAAAAATATAATATCATAAAATGTTTACAAAGTCAACAAAAAGGTATTGACAAATGTTGCCTGAGGGACTATACTGTGTTTACAAGGTAAACAAAGGAGGTGAAAACAAAATGTTAGATTATTTCGTCAAAGAAAATATTCTAGGTCAGGTTTCAGTTCAACTCGAAATGACGAGCCATGACTGGTCAAAATTAAAAACGTCAGACGCATGGAGTCAGGTGAAACAGATACTAATGGAATCTGGAACACAAAGTAGCTGCTGTTACCATCATAATTATGCTGAAGAAATTCAAAGTGAGCAGACAGATAATGAATACATGAAAGAGCAGTTCGGAATATATTCGCGTTATGTGAAATCATTGTCCACTTGCACACGCGTTTTAACAGTTATTTCAATAATTGCTCTAACAATTTCAATAGTGGCTCTGCTTGTATAGAAATTGAGAAAAGACTGGTAATCAGCGCAATGATTGACAGAATAGTTGTTATCCAAAATCTGGATATATCTTGAAAATATGCTTTCATGGCGACTTCACCCGCTTGTGTGATTTCATATGCGTGGTCTTGCGACCTTGAACGCATAAAGCACTTTTTACTGAAAAGGTATCTGCAAGCATCTGCTTCACGCTGATTACTAGGAGTAAATCCACAATTTCTTAAAGCTTTTTTCAATATTTTATATTGATATCTTGTTATCAAATGAACACCTCCTTTACAGGAGAGTATATCACAAGAAAAGAGGTGCGTATATGTCAGAAAAAGAAAAAAGAATCGTTGAAAAGCTGAAAGAAGCGATTCCTAATATGTCAGAATTTGACAAAGGATATATTCTCGGTAAGACGGAAAGCTTTTCCGAGAATAATCTGGAGAAAAAATCAGATAAGAAAGAAGTAGTTAATTCAAATTAGAAAGGAGAAACATGAACGAATTACAGATTTTTAATTCAGAAGAGTTCGGGGACATCCGAACAGCAGAAATTGACGGTAAACCGTACTTTGTTGGCACTGATGTTGCCAAAGCTCTTGGATATAACAATCCCAGAGATGCCGTATCAAGGCATTGCAAGGGAGTCGTGAAACGCGACACCCCTACATCTAGTGGTATTCAGTCAATGTCATACATAAATGAGGGAGATTTGTACCGATTGATTATGAAATCGAAACTTCCATCGGCAGAGAAATTCGAATCATGGGTTATGGATGAAGTTCTTCCGACAATCAGAAAGACAGGCTCATACCAGAAGCCACTGACGACAGTTGAACAGATACAGGTTATTGCGACAGGATTCTTAGATCACGAAGAGCGGCTTAACAGACTTGAAAATACCATGACTATTGACTACGCACAGCAGGAATCTATTAGAGACTTAGTGTCAAGTGTTAATCGCTCACCTTGGTGGGAAAGAGTCAAATGCTTACAAGGAAATTGGCAAGAAAGTATTTGCTGAATGCAACAGGGATATAAAGACTTACTTCGCAGTAAATGCCCGTAATAACATCCCTAAGCTGAGATTTGAAGAATCTATGGAATATGTCAGAAATTGGCATCCATGCACTAATACAGTAATGATGATACGTGACTGTAATGCTCAAATGAGTATCAGTTAGAAAAGAGGTTTATATGAGTGCAGTTGATAATTACGTAGAACAGAATGCACAGGTTCATCAGTTTGCCGCAGAAGTGGCAAGAATCATATCTGGTATCCCACAGATGCCGGAGTTCTCAAACGAGCGCCTGACAGTATCAGACGTGAGCAAAATGACAGGCATTCCTACACCATCTGTCAGAGCAGGAATCATCTATGGATGGCTGCCTATCGGCACGGCGTATCGTGGGAACAAAGTGATTCACGACAGAAAAGGTTCTGGCAGAATAGAATTTGTTATCTCTCCAAGGAAACTTTGGGAAGAAACAGGATATGTCTGGAGAGGGAAAGAAGCATTAAAGTGATAGTGCCCCGGAGGGAGCTGATACCTCCGCCCCGGAGCGTTGCACTTACTAAACCACACTTAGTAGGTACAGGTTAATTATAACTTCGTATCTGCTAATTGTAAATACCAAAAAAGGAGAAATTAGCACGATATGAGCAGAAATAGCACAAATAAATGTGAAAATGTTCCGACATGGGACGAACTTGAGTTCATTCTTGCGACAGAAATTGTCGAGGAAAGTAGAAAAAAGGCAAGAAAATGGTTCATGGCATGGATTGTGACCGCAGCCGCACTGGTAGCAAGCAATCTGGCGTGGATTATGGGAGAAATAAAATGAAAGAGTATACGCTAATTGCTGTTTGTATGCTTGCCGGGAAATATGTTGATGTGCCTATCTGGCTAAACATCTTTTTTGGTATCTCGGCAGCATGGGCGGCGCGTCAGATGAAAGCAGACTGGCAGTAGGAAATAAGGAGGATAAAGAAATGTTCGAGAAAGAAATTGACAAAATTTACGAACTTTGCAAAAGAGTCGTGAATGAAGTTCCGACAGCTAGTATTACGTTTGATTATTCAAGTTACGGTCTGAACATAAGGGGGATTAAAAGAAAAGAAGACGCTCGCATTCCCAGAGGTAAATTTAAATGGGATTTATATCAGGACGTATCTTTTGACCCATTTTACGAGAAAGAAAGCCGTAAAAGTCTCAAAGTAATCAAAGCATTCTTGCTGGAACTTCTGATAGATGGGAAGTGTCCAAATGAGTAAGCAGATAGCAATTATGAAGCTTCTTCCCAGTCTGGAGATAGCAGGATGTATTAACGAACTGCTCAGAGAGCTTCAATCCAGAGGTGATTACATTCTGGATTATGAGAACTGCGATATGTCTCTGGACCATGTGGAATACCACAAAGCCGAAGATATCGACGGAGAGAAGTTCGGAGATGCATCAGATAACCTTTATTGTTTCTTTAAGGCGGTGTAAGTATGGACGAACGCATTCAGGAAGTATTGAGACTAATCGATATACAACTTGCTATAGTGCCGGATAATCCGATTGAAGAGCAGTATAAGGCAAGGACATTGGCAAGCTATGTACAGGCTTTAAATGGGCTTTTAGTGGCTCAGAAAGCAACTAAGGAGGGTAACAATGGAAAAGTTTGAAATCCGTATTCCGGCTAAAAAGAAGAAAACAATCAGTGAAAAGGAGAATCCGGTTGTGAAGATTACTCCAGAAGCATACAACACACTGGTTGAAATCTATAACGAATCAACTATATCTATGAAAGACATTGCAAGTTTACTGATTGTAGAAGCCAGTAAGTGCGTGGTCTATGACAAGGGGGATTGAAATTGAATATCTATGAAAAATTAGGAGTTATTCAGTCAAAGCTGAAAGCTCCCAAAGGACAGTACAATTCCTTCGGGAAATACAAATACAGAAGTTGTGAAGACATTCTTGAAGCAGTAAAGCCGCTTCTGGCAGAAACAAAGACAGTATTATGTATCACTGATCAGATGGAAGTGGTCGGGGACAGAATCTATGTAAGAGCAGAAACGCATTTAAAAGATGCAGAGGATTCTTCTTCTGAAATCGTAACAGTTGCTTATGCAAGGGAAGAAGAGTCAAAAAAAGGCATGGATTCTTCCCAGGTTACAGGCGCAGCGTCATCTTATGCAAGAAAGTATGCGCTGAATGGTTTGTTCTGCATTGATGACAACAAAGACAGTGATTCTACTAATGCAGGTAGCAGTGGAAAAACAGCAGCTAAAAAGCCAGAATCAAAAGAACCTGTTGAGATGATTACTTCAGAAAATGTAATGAGCATCCAGAACATCATTGACAAATATCCGAGTTCTAACTTGTTTGAACAGATTAAAACTCGTTTCAAGGTAGACGATGTAAAAGGACTCACAAAAGAAAAAGGGCAAAAATGTCTCAAAATGTTGATTGAGTACGATAAACAGCATAGTGGAAAGGAATAAAAAATGAACAAAGTTATTCTTACAGGACGATTTACAAGAGATCCAGAAGTCAGATATACAAATGATGGAACATCAATCGCAAGATTTTCCATTGCAGTCAATAGAAGATTTGTAAAAGAGGGTTCTGATCAGAAAGCGGACTTCCTTAATTGTGTTGCATTTGGAAAATCTGCGGAATTTATCGAAAAATATTTCAGAAAAGGAATGAAAGCAGATTTATCTGGAAGAATCCAGGCAGGATCCTATACGAATAAAGACGGCGTGAAGGTATATACAACAGATATCGTTGTCGAGGAAATCGAATTCGGCGAAAGTAAAGGTTCTTCACAGGCACAGGCAGCATCGCCTACACTGAATCCAGAAGCCGACCCGGACGGCTTTATGAGCATTCCTGATGGTATCGACGAGGAGATGCCATTTAATTGATACAGATTGATAGCAGAGAACATCAGAAAGTTATTGATGGCATTAAAAAGGCATTTGACGAGGCAGGGGAAAAATGGTTCGTGTCAAAGCTGTATGTAGGTGATTACATGAATTATGATAACCCGCGTTTGGTAGTTGATAGAAAACAGAATCTTGCAGAGTTATGCGGAAATGTATGCCAGCAGCATGAAAGATTCCGATCTGAAATTATCCGGGCAAATGAAGCAGGAATAAAACTTGTATTCTTATGCGAACACGGGAAAGGAATCGAAAAGCTGGACGATGTTCTTTGGTGGGAGAATCCCAGGGCAAAGAAGCGTGTTAAGAAAAATGGTATCTGGATTGAGCAAGAACAGAAAGTTATGCACGGCGATACGCTGTACAAAATTCTATGCACAATGCAAAGAAAATATGGCGTTGAGTTCCTATTTTGTGACAAAAAAAATACTGGAAAACGAATAATGGAGATTCTGTCGGATGGACAAAGAAACGATTAAACAGCAGAACAGTATGAGAGATGTTCTTTCCAGATACGGAATGATTCCGAACAGAGCTGGCTTTATCAGCTGCCCATTTCATTCCGGTGACCGTACTGCTTCAATGAAAATTTACAAAGACAGCTATTATTGCTTCGGATGTGGCGCGACAGGAGACATATTTACATTCGTTCAGAGCATGGATAATTGCGATTTTAAGACAGCCTTTCAGATTCTTGGTGGAACATACCATAAACCTGATTTTTCGTCCAGAATGGCAATATATCACGCTCAGAAGCAAAAAGAAATGAGAGAGAAGGCAGAGCGGAAGAAAAATGAAGAATTGCAGGAATGTTTGTCCGATATTGACTTTTACAGGTCTATTCTTGGCAGAGTAAAGCCATTATCAGATGGCTGGTGTGAAGCATGGAACAAATTACAGCTTGCATTATATAAGCATGGATTCATAACAGGATTGGAAGAAGGTGATTAAAGAAAATGGAACAGATTAACAAGCTCACATCAGAATCAATTCTGGAAGAAGAAGTGTTTAATGAGATATTCAAGCAAGAAGATGAAATTTACAAGGCACGTTTGACATTGACTCTTCTGGACAGAGCGAAAGAGCTTGGAGTAAAGAAGAAATTTGAGGATCTGTTAAAAGTCTACACAAAAGTACATAAGCAGATCCTTGAGAAAGAAAAGCAAGAGAAACCTGTATCCGCATTAAATCAATGGACAAATTTCTCTGATTGCGAATATGACCGCATGAAATGTCTTAACTGGATGGCAGATGATGAGGGAATCAGGATTTCAAATACAAATCCAGGATCACCGGATATTATAGCTTGTTATCACCCTATTCTTCCAATCGAACGAATGAAGAATCTGGAGACTGGAGAAGAGCAGATTAAGCTTGCATATAAGCGAAACGGTAAATGGTCTGAAATTATCGTTCCAAAGACAATGATTACATCCGCGACTAAAATCGTAGGGCTGTCAGCGTTGGGAATTTCAGTCACTTCGGAAAATGCGAAGTATCTGGTCCGGTATCTGTCGGACGTGGAAAATGCCAATGATGATTATATCAACATCCAATATTCTTCCAGTAAAATCGGGTGGATTCGAGATTATTTCCTGCCTTACGACAAGGATATCGTATTTGATGGCGATATGAGATTTCGTCAGTTATACGAAAGTATCAGTGTAGGTGGCAGCAGAGTAGAGTGGTATGAACATGTAAAAAAGGTTCGTGCTACTGGAAGAATCGAACCAAAAATCATGTTGGCTGCAAGTTTTGCAAGCATTCTAATTAAACTGGTCGGTGCTCTTCCATTCTTTGTGGACTTATGGGGCGAAACCGAGGGCGGTAAGACTGTAACGCTTATGTTGGGGGCTTCTGTCTGGGCGAATCCAGGTGAATCTAGGTACATAGGAGACTTTAAAACAACCGATGTGGCCCTGGAAGCAAAATCCGATATGCTCAACAACTTACCGCTAATTCTGGACGATACTTCCAAGGTATCTGCCAAGATTAGGGATAACTTTGAAGGGATTGTATACGATTTATGCTCAGGAAAAGGAAAGAGCCGCTCCAACAAGGAACTGGGAGTGAACCGGGAGAACCGCTGGCAGAACTGCGTTCTGACCAATGGTGAGCGTCCACTTGCAGGATATGTCAGCCAAGGCGGAGCAATTAACCGAATTATTGAGGTTGAGTGTTCCGAAAAGATATTTGATGATCCACAGCTTACCGCAGATACCCTTAAAAAGAACTACGGGTACGCAGGAATCGATTTTGTAAATGTAGTTAAGGAAATGTCCATTGATGATATAAAAGCCCTGCAAAAGCACTATCAGGGGCTTATACAGGACGATGACAAGATGCAGAAGCAAAGCATATCAATGAGCATTATCCTGGCAGCAGATAAAATCGCAACAGATCAGCTGTTCCATGATGGCCAGTACATTGACATTGAGACGGCTAAGAATCTTCTAACAGAGAAAGAAATGGTATCTGAAAACGAACGCGCTTACTGGTTCGTGCTTGATAAGATTGCCATGAACGGAATTAAATTCGATGATAACCCAGATATAAAAACAGAAAGATGGGGAATTATTGACAATGATCCGATAGAGAAAACGTCAACTGCAATAATCTATAGCGCAGCGTTTGATGATCTGTGCAAAATCGGAAGATTCTCCAGAAAAGCATTTTTGTCATGGGCTGTCAAGAAGGGACTTGTGGAAACCGACAGTAGGGGTTATCCGACCAAAGCGAAGAAACTGGACGGAATTGTTACAAAATGTGTGTTCTTGAAAATTGTAGATGAAATTCCGAAAGGATTCGTGAATTGTAGTGATGATTTTGAAATTACGGACGATATTGTGTTTGATTAACAAACAATTCGTTCAAAAGGTAACCGGGTAACCTAGGTAACCTTTGATTCTGTATATATATATTTGAGTATTTATATGCACATATTGAGTATAAAAGTTTCCCTATATGAGAAAGTCAGGGTTACTCGGTTACTCGGTTACCTACCTGTAAAATCAATGGTTTACACAAATTAGTACGGTTACTTTACGGTTAACAAAGGTTACTTATATTAAAATGATATAAATATATTATATTTATAAAATAAAATTAAATAGAGCGTATACAGTACATTGTATACAATATTCAAAGGAGATGATAAAAATAAAAGTAGAAGCAAAGGATATTCCGTATATTCAAAGGTTTATGACTGAATTCTGGAAAACTATAAAAGATTTCTATTCAGCCGAACTTACAGACGAATATTCCAAGCAGGCCACTGATCGTCTGATAGAACTTAGAGAGTATGCGGAAATGTGCCCTGATGATAATGATAAACAGTTTATCAAGAATTGTCTAGTTGCTTTTAATAAGTTATTAGATTCTAAGCAGAGGGAAGTGAGAAAGAATGTACAACACGAAGAATAGATATGAACAGGGACAGGCTCTTAGAAAAGAAATCTACATGTATGTAGTAAGCTACTTTAAACTTATCGGATATGCGCCATCGGTCAGCGAGATTTGCGAGAAGGTAGATGCAAGCAGAGCTACCATCTGGAGACATTTAAACCAGCTTATTGATGATGGGTTGCTTAAAACAGCACACCCCAGTACTGATAGAGCCTATGCTCCGACAGGATACGGGTTCGGAAAGGTGAAGAAATGAACAAAATGCGTGAATATGAACGTGGCAGGGAAGATGGTCTTGACCTTGCTAGACGAATCACCAGAGAGGGCGGTCTTGAAGCTCTCGAAAAGGAATGCAGATTCAGGGGAGTAACAGGAATACACACTTCCCTGGCAAGAAAGGATCTGGACAAAGCATCTGAGAAGATCAAACAACTTGTATCTGAATGCTGCGTGATCATGGCGATAGCTGTTCTGCATGATGAATTTGGATTCGGTCAGAAAAGATGTCAGAAGTTCATGGCAGGCATGGACAAAGCTTCGGACTATATCGACCAGGGCTTGGCTGAATGGATTGATTATGTGCAGGCTATTAAGGAAGAACTAGGAATCGTGGTAGAGTTTCATGGATAAAAAGTCTATAGAATCTGCTATACAGAATGAATGCAAAAGTATTATTGATTATATCAGGCGTTGGGAAGATATAAATGTTCATGGTTGTAATGATCCGTTCTGGTCAGACGGATGCAATATGAACCTATGTCGAAACCACATTATATACGCAAAAGACAAAATCCGTGAGATGTGTGATCAGACTGGAATTAATTATCCAGATGAATACTTTTCCCCAACGCCACCGGAAGTAAATAACTGGTACATGGCAGACCTAAAGAAATTTCCTAAAAGGGTAGAACGGGTTTTGTACGGCGGAAGAAAAGCTGTAACAAAGAAATACAGCTATGACAGGAATCAGTTAACATTAAGCTTATGAGGATAAAAAAAGAAACATAAATACAGAAATCATGGAGGACTGCACAATAGCGTGTCAGTTGCTTACATGGGGAAAGTGAGGATGGAAATGGGAAAATTAAACCCGATAAATAAAGATGATTTAAAAGTTGGAGATGTGGTTGGAGTTGCAAGAAAAGTGTGGAGTGGATATGGAGTAGGGTTTAGACACGTCATGGTGTATCCGGCAAAGATCATTCGCATAACTCCTAAACGAACCAAAATTGAAACCGACATTGGAAAATACAATAAATATGAAGTGTTTTATAAATACGATTCCGATGCCATAAAAGAAAGTGAAATGGCGAAGGAGTTTAAAACAATCAAAAATGGTGTATATGTTATCGAAGACTTTAAGTCGAGACATGGGCTGACAGCAATCAAAGATGAAGATTTAGATACACTGTCAGAACATATCAATGCAGTTGCAGAAGTTTTGAAAAGATATTGAAAGTGAGGATGAAAATGAAAAATAATAATTACACTTCATTCTTTAAAACGAAACTAAAGAAAGTAGAGAGATATATTCGTTGTAGGAAATGTGGCGGAAACATGGAATGGGTTGAATACTATCCACCACAAATCAAATGTCCGAAGTGCGGATATACGGTATATCCAAAACCTTATGAGCCTAACTGCAATGAGATTGAGAATTAGAAGGAGGATGCGAAATGAAATTATATTTCTACATTTTAGACAGTGACAGAGAATACAATCCAGAAACTAAAACATTAGGAGACTATATTTTCAAGATCAGAGTTGAGGAATGCGAGGTAATCGAGAAACCAAAAACTTACAGAGCATTAACCAAGTTCCCAGAAGGACTTTATATTGGATACGTGAGTAAGGAGAATATTGGAAAAATTTCTGATTTTTTAACAGAGTACATTGTGTTGAAAGAACCAAATTATCAGTTTGTGAAAGATAAGTTCTTAAAAAAGTACAATGCTGAGATGAGTAGATTAAAAAATGTAATTGCCATGTGCAAAGATAAAATAGCTGCAATTGAGGATTATAAGGAGGACACAAAATGTTAATCAGAAGTCAGGATAAAGAAATCTTAATCAATTTTAACAACTCACCGACAATCAAAATCATGGGAACTAAGGGAGATGTAATAATCATCTGTTCTTTAGATACATATGAGACATTTGCTATTGGCAATTATTCCACCAAAGCAAAAGCCATGAAGGTACTGGATATGATTCAGGAAGCCTATGTAAACGGGCATATTGATTATCAGATGCCAGATGATAGTGAGGTGGTTGT